GCCCGTTGAACGTCCGTTCAACAGACGTTGCACGGGCCATCAACCTGCGCGACTACGAGGCCGAGGTCGCGAGCGTCCTGGGCGAGTTTTTCGAGCTTGTCGAGGGTTTGGGATGGATCAATCGCCGCGCCGACGAGGAAATTGTGCGGTGCAAAAACAAGCAGGAACAAGCCTCTAGGGCTGGCAAGGCCTCGGCGCAACGGCGGTTCAACGCCCGTTCAACGGACGTTCAACCACCCATTACCCATGACCCATTACCCAATACCCATGAAAGTACAGGAGAGGTCCCTCTTAGTTCTGGGGGGTCTGGGGGGACGCGCGCAGAGCGCGCCGATCGCGGGACGCGCCTGCCGGCGGATTGGTCACCGACGGAGGAGGACCGAGGGTTCGCGGCGAGCCTCGGCGTCGCGGTCGAGCGCGAGGCGGCGTCGTTCAGGGACTACTGGCACGCAAAGCCCGGCGCGGACGGGCGCAAGACCAACTGGAGCGCGACCTGGAGGAACTGGGTGCGCCGGACATCGGAAAGGAAGGCTTCGAATGGCTCAGGATCTCGATCTCAGCCCCGCAACGGGTTTCTCGCAATCGCTCGCGAGCTGGCTGCGGAGGGCCGAGACGGAGCAGGCGGGTTCCTTGATCCCGATCCCGCCGACGGCCCGCGTCGAGGCTGAGCGCGCGCTGGTTGCGATCGAGGCCGCGCTTCAGCCCGCGCCGCGCGAGATCGTGGATCGCTGGGTGGCGGCGCTCGGCACGCTGGTTGCCGGCGGCCAGCTCACGGTCGAGGACGCCAGGACGAAGGGCGCGGCGTATGCGGCGATGCTAACCTACCCGCGCAGCGCCTACACGCGGGCCAGCCTCGACGCGGCGGCGCGGGCCTTCAAGTGGTTTCCGGCCTACGCCGAGCTATGCCAGCTGCTCGATGCCGAGGTGGCCGAAGTGCAGCGCCAGCGGCACATGCTGCGACGGGCGATCGCCGCGCCGGTCGAGAGCGCCAAGCCCGTCGGGCGCTGGTCGGCCATGACCGACGAGCAGAAGGCCGAGTTCGACGCGACGATGGCAAAGTTTCGGTCCCGGTTCGCCTCGGATGCCTCGCGCGGCCCCGAGGATGGCGCAGGAACGCCGGAAGCCCGCTGAAGGTCTCATGATACCGGCCGGCAACGTTTCGGCGTTCCTGAGCCATCCTAGGAAGAAATCGGCTAGTGACCTAATTCCCCGGAATTAAGTCACCGCCGAGGGAGAGGCAAAATTCCCCGAATTATGTCCGCTACTCGGGCCGGAGATGCCTCGGCAGGCGCTTGTAGGCGGTCCTGACCGCGTCCGACCACTCGTCGGCGGTCATCAGGTCGGTGTCCGGGACGCCTCGGCGCAGGAGGACGTCGCGCAGGGCCTCGGCGTCGAGGAGGCTGGCTTCGCCCATGGCGTGGCGCAGGCGGGTGAGGCTCATGGTCGGGTGGACGCACATCATGAGACTCCCTTATCCAGACCGGCGCTGTTACCTTCATACCAGCCGCGCATATACTCCGCGCGATTGCGGTTCCGAACGCTGCGGTTCGTCGCGCGCTTTTCGGCATCGGCAAGAGAAACGCCGCGTGCGGCTGCGCGCCATCCGGCGCGGAAAGAACGGAAGCAAAGCGTTTGACCTTCCGGCAGCAGCCTGACGGTGCCGGTCGGCAACCAAGTGATCGCGGTGGGGCGGGTGTCGAGGGTCATCGTTGTCTCCGTGGGTTGGTTGCGATGCGAGGAACATACACCGCCGGTGCAGGATGACCATTGCAAAGAACGCGGGGCGGTATGCGCTTGACGCATGGGTGGCTTGACGGTCGAAGCGGACAGGGCCATGCTTGATAAATGGCCAACCCAAGTTTCAAAAAAGGCGGTAAACCGGGTCCGGGACGTCCGAAAGGGCTGCCCAACAAGTCTACAGCGAACGCCCGCGAGGCCATCGCCGCGTTCGTCGAGCAGCAGACGCCCCGGCTCGGCCATCTTCTAGACCGCATCGAGGCCGAGGAAGGCCCACTGGCGGCGTTCCGGTGCATCCAGGACATGGTCGAGTATCATGTGCCGAAGCTGCAGCGCACCGAGGTGACCGGCGCGGATGGCGGCCCGCAGAAGATCATCTACGAGTGGGGCGAGCCGACGTGACCGAGCTGCGCGCTGCGCGCGTCCGGATGCCCTACAACCCGCGCAAGGCGTTCATGCCATTCCACCGGCGGACGCAGCGGTGGTCCTGCCTCGTCGCCCATCGCCGTGCGGGCAAGACCGTTGCCGCGATCAACGACCTGATCCGCGCCGCGATCACCGCGCGCCAGCCGCATGCCCACTACGCCTACGTCGCGCCGTTCCGCTCGCAGGCCAAGTCGGTCGCCTGGGACTATCTGAAACGGTACGCCGAGCCCGCAACCGCCGGCGTGAACGAGGCCGAGCTCACGTTGACGACGCGCACCGGCGCGAAGATCCAGCTGTTCGGCGCGGACAACGCCGACGCGATGCGCGGCCTCGGGTTTGACGGCGCTTATCTCGACGAGTACGGCGACTTCCGCCCCTCGGTCTGGGGCAACGTCATCCGCCCGACGCTATCGGACCGGCAGGGATGGGCGGTGATCGGCGGGACGCCAAAGGGCCGCAATCAGTTCCACGAGGCCGTAGAAGTCGCGCAGAGATCTCCGGACTGGTTTTTCCTGCGCCTGCGGGCCAGCGACAGCGGCATCCTGCCGGAGACCGAACTCCACGCGCTTCGCGCGCAGCTGACGCAGGACCAGTACGACCAGGAGTACGAGTGCAGCTTCGACGCGGCCATCCTCGGCGCGTTTTACGGCGTCGAGATGCGCGAGGCCCTCGACGCTGGCCGCATCCGATCGGTCCCGCACGACCCGGCGCTGCCGGTCTACACCGCGTGGGACATCGGCTGGCGCGACGACACCGCGATCTGGTGGTGGCAGGTAGCCGGCGGCGAGATCCACGTCATCGACCACCACGCCAGCAGCGGCTCGACCATCGCGGAGCTGGCCGAGATCGTCGCCGGGCGGCCGTATCGCTACGGCAAGCACTACCTGCCGCACGACGCGCGCGCCAAAACGCTGGCCTCGGGCGGTCGCAGCGTGGTCGAGCAGCTGGCCGCGCTGCTAGGCGGGATCGGGATGTTCAACATCGTGCCCGACCTCGGCGTGCAGGACGGCATCCAGGCCGTGCGCCTCATGCTGCCGCGCGTCTGGTTCGACGACGAGCGGTGCCACGAGGGCATCGAGGCGCTGCGCCAGTATCAGCGCGAGTACGACGAGGACAAGCGCGCCTTCCGCGCCGCGCCGCGCCACGACTGGACGAGCCACAGCGCAGACGCCTTTCGCATGATGGCGATCGCGTGGCGCGAGGAGCCGAAGGTCGAGCGGCCGAGGACAGACCGACCACTATTGATAGGGCCTAGCAACTCCGCTACCCTCAATGACATGTGGGCCGCGGCCGCAGCCCAATCTCGGAGTGCGCGCATATGAGCGACAGCGAGTACCACGCCGCAATGGGCGAGTTCGCGGGGCACATGCTCTGCACCGCCGTCGCCGCGCATTTCATGCACTGGTCGACAGACAGCTACGCCGCGCACAAAGCGCTTGGAGAGTACTACGAGGCGATCCCCGGCCTCGTCGACACCGTCGTCGAGAGCTATCAGGGCTGCTACGGGCTCGTCGGCAAGTTCGTCGCGCGCATGGACAATCCCCGCGGCAAAGGCGTCGAGGCCATGGTCGCCTATTTCCGCGACCAGAAGGACTACGTCGAGAAGCAGCGCAAGAAGCTGCCCGATCGCAGCGAGCTGCAGAACGACATCGACGCGATCGCGTCGCTGATCGACAGCACGCTCTACAAGCTCCGTTTCCTGTCCTGAGGAGGCCCAGATGGCCGGCGTGAACAACCCCTATCGCTACGCCTACGAGGCCGTCGCCGCGTCGCAGACCGCGCAGGTGCTCGGCGTCACCGGCGGCACCGGCGACTACCTGCACCGCATCGTGGTCGCGGTGTCGGCCGCTGCGTCCTCGACGGTCGCGGTGCTCGACGGATCGACGACGGTGCTATCGATCCCGGCCAACACCACGATCGGCGTCTACTCGATCGAGGTCAACGCGGTGTCGCGCGAGGGTGCGTGGAAGATCACGACCGGCGCGGGCGCGTCGCTCCTCGCGGTCGGCGTCTTCGCGTAGTGCAATGAACAAGCCCGGCCTCTACGCCAACATCCTCGCCAAGCAAGAGCGCATCAAGGCGGGCTCCGGCGAGAAAATGAAGCGCCCTGGCGAGAAGGGCCGGCCGACCGCGGCAGACTTCAAGCAGGCGGCCAAGACCGCAAAGCCGGAGAACAAGCGATGAGCGCGGCGTGGCAGCGCAAGGAGGGGAAGAACCCAGCCGGCGGCCTCAATGCCAAGGGCCGCGCCAGCTACAAGGCCCAGACCGGTGGCACGCTCAAGCCGCCCGTGAAGTCGGGCGACAACCCGCGCCGCGCCAGCTTCCTCGCCCGCATGGGCAACATGCCCGGCCCGATGGCGAAGAACGGCAAGCCGACCCGCCTCGCGCTTGCGCTGCGCGCATGGGGCGCCTCGTCGAAGGCCGACGCGAAGGCCAAGGCCCGCGCCATCAGCGCGCGCAACAAGGAGTAGCACCATGGCGATGACGCGCGAGCAGATGGACGAGTTCGACCGCATCATGATGGGCATGCCGGCGCGGCAAGCGGGCAATGCGCCCGTTCGCGCCATGACGCCGACGCCGGAGTCGATGGACCCGATGCTGCGACCAGAGGGAACCGCCGGCGGCCCTGTCGTCAGCTACAGCCTCGACGACATCCGTCGCTTTCTCGGCATGGGCGGCCGCCCCGCGATGTCGCCCGCCGAGGCTGCCGACGCCGCGCAGATGTACGAGCGCCTGCCCAACAACCGGCTGATGCCGACGCCGCCCGGCGGCTACGACGTGCCGTCGCCGTCGATCCCGTACATGCCCAGCACCGACCCGCGTGGCGCGGCGGCCCCGATCCCGGCCCCGCCACGTCCCGCCGCCCCGTCCCGCCCGCGCCTGCCGGTGATGCAGGGTCTGCCGACCGACGAAAGCCAGTTCGTGCCCGCGCGCCCCGATACCCTCGGCGGCGTGACGCCGGCGGACATGGCGGCGATGCCGATGGCGCGCCCCATGCCAGTTGATCCAATCGGTACCCCTCAACCCGCCATTCCGTCAGGCGCGATGGTTCCGGGCACGATGCCCGGCGAGGCGGCCAATGTGCCGTTGCGCGCCACACCGCAGCAACTCGCGCAAGCAATGCGAAGGTTTGGCCGCATGGAGCTGGATCCAAACAGCTTCGCCGCACGGTTTGCGCGCACACAGCGATGATCACCATCGCCACCGTCCTGCGCTCCGGCGGCGACTACCGCCCCGAGCATGTCCGCGCCCTAGCCGACATGTGCGCGCGTTTTGCGCCGGCGCATCGTTTCGTGGTCCTGACCGACACCTGCTTTGCATTCGCCGAGGATGACGACATCGAAGCCCGTCCGCTGCTCCGCGACTGGGCCGGATGGTGGGCGAAGATGGAACTTTTCGAGCTGCCCGGCCCGGTCCTGTACTTTGACCTCGACACCGTGCTCTGTCGCGACATCCAGCCGCTGGTCGAGCTAGTGCGCCACGACGCATTCGTGATCCTGCGCGACTTCTACCGCGGCCGCAGCAACCGCAACGCCATGCAATCGTCGATGATGTGGTGGGATGGCGACCTGTCGAGGCTGACCGCAGAGTTTGAGGCTGACCCTCGGTATTACCTCGGCGGCGACCAGGAATGGTTGGAACAGCATTACGCCGGCGAGCTGGCGTTCTGGCAGGACGTCGCGCCGCGCGCGATCGGCAGCTTCAAGGCTAGCCCGCGCACCAAGAACGAGCGCGTCATCATCTTCCACGGCCAGCCGCGTCCGTGGCAGCAGACCGAGGTGCCATACCATGCAGCGGCGTGAGGGCTGGCACGTTCCTGACGCCGACCAGGTCGCGCTGGAGATCATCCTGCGCGAGGTCGACGACCTGCGGACCGACATCCTGCCTCTCACTGACAAACACCGCACCGCAATCCAAGCTGGCGGCAATGTCGGCATCTGGCCAATAGAGCTTGCGATGCATTTCGCCCGGGTCGTGACCGTGGAGCCGGACGAGTTCAACCACGCGGCCATGATGGCAAACCTCGACGAGCGCTTGCTTGGAGCCAATCGCGCGCGCGTCATGGCCTACCGCGGCGCATTCGGCGCGCAGCCCGGCACCGGCGCGATGGACCGTTTCGACCCGCACAATGTTGGCGCGCACCGAGTGGCTGACGGCGCCGAGTTCGCGATCATGAGGATCGACAGCCTAGAAATCGAGGACTGCGACCTGCTTTGCCTTGATGTGGAGGGCTTCGAGCATTTCGCGGTGCAGGGCGCCGAACGCACCATCAAGCGGTCGTGGCCTACGATCGTGTTGGAGCTGAAAGGCCTCGGCGAGCGCTACGGCGTGACCGACGTCGACACCATCACCATGCTGGCGGACTGGGGCTACATGATCGCCGGGCATGTCCATCGCGACGTCATCTTCCGCAGGAGGCCGTGATGGCCGACGCCCAGCCGACCGGAGTGCAGAAGTACCTGCAGGCCATCTCGACCTACGAGAAGGAATTCGAGCGCTGGCAAAAGCGCGCGACGAAGATCATCAAGCGATACCGCGACGACATGCGGACGCAGTCGGGCAACGAGACGGTCAAGTTCAACATCCTGTGGTCGAACGTCCAGACGCTTATCCCCGCGGTCTACGCCAAGCTGCCAAAGGCCTCGGCGGCCCGGCGCTTCGGTGACAACGACCAGGTCGGCCGCGTGGCCGCGCAGCTGGTCGAGCGCGCGCTTGACTACGAGATTGAGCACTACCCCGACTTCCGCGCGACGATGCGCTACGCCGTCGAAGACCGCTTCCTCGGCGGCCGCGGCGTCGCGTGGGTCCGCTATGAGCCGCATGTGCGCGCGCAGGAACTCGGCATGCCCGAGGACGGCCCGCAGGTCACCGAGGACGTCGACGAGGACGGCAACCAGCCCGAGCCCGCCGGCGTGCCCGAGGAAATCGAGTACGAGTGCGCGCCGGTGGACTACGTCCACTGGAAGGACTTCGGCCATTCGTCGGCCAGGACATGGGAAGAGGTCACGCAGGTCTGGCGCTGGGTCTACATGACCCGCGAGGCGCTGGTCGAGCGCTTCGGCGAGGAGATGGGCCGCAGGATTCCGCTTGATAGCGGTCCCGACAACCTCGACGGCCCCAACAAGCAGCGCGAGGGCACGCGCGCGAAGATTTGCGAG